CTCGAGTACGGCTCGCCGCAGCGCGGCCTGTCCGCCGAGGTGAACGCGTGGCGGCTGCGGAACCTACCGCACCTGTGGCGTGGCTGGCGCCGCGTGGCGCTCGCCCGGTCACTGCGGCTGCCGCACTTCTACGGCCAGCTGTGGCTGACCCTCATCCGCGCCGACGGCGAGCCGGTCGAGCTCGGCCTGGCGTCGATGCGGGTCGTCACCACCGCCGGTGTCAACTTCCTCGTCGACGCCCTGCAGGGCACTGTCGAGCCGGAGATCCTCAAGTACCACGGCATCGGCACAGGCACGAACGCTGAAGCGTCCGGTGACACCGCGTTGCAGACGGAGCTGACGACCCAGTACAGCTCGGACAACACCCGGGCTACCGGGTCGCTGACCGAGGGTGCGTCGGCGAACATCTTCCGCACGGTCGGGACGAACACCGTCGACGCAACCGTCGCAATCACCGAGCACGGCATCCTCTCGCAGGCCGCCACCGGCGGCGGGACGCTGCTGGACCGGACCGTGTTCTCCGCGGTCAACATGGTCTCTGCCGACTCGCTGCAGAGCACGTACGATCTGACGCTGACGGCGGGCAGCTAGCCGTGGCCACTGGAAGCATTCTGCTCCCCGTCGGTGCCGCGGTACTTCCCGACGGGTCGGCAACGAACCTCGCGCCGGCGCTGCAGCGACGTAAGTCCAGCGGCACCGCACCGGCACCGTACTTCCTGGAGCTGTGGTTCGACGCAGCCACCGAGGAATGGGCGGCGTGGTCGTTTCGGATGCCGGCCGACTACGCGTCCGCGCCGGTGCTCAAGGTCCAGTACAAGATGGCCAGCGCTACCACCGGTGACGTCATCTGGGCCGGGTCAATCGCCGCGGTCACCGACGGCGACGCAACCGACGTCGACGCCAAGGTCTTCGCCACAGCGAACACGGCCACCGTCACCGTGCCCGGCACCGCCGGCCACCTCGACGAGGCCACCGTCACCATGACGAATGCTGACTCGGTCGCTGCGGGCGACTTCGTCGTCGTCCGGATTGCACGGCAGGGCGCTGCTGGCGGCGACACCGCGACCGGCGACGCCGAGTTCGTCGGTGCCGCCCTCACCTACACCACGACGTAGGAGGCCGGGCCATGGCCGTACTCACCACTCAGCAGCGGGACCAGGTGGCGCGCGCGTTCATGCGCACCGTCACCGCCGAGCCGTGCGCGTTCGTGAAGAGCGCGCTGCGGACCGCAGTCGACAACGCCGACGACTGGGCGGAGAGCGCCGGTACCGCGATCCCAGCGACGTCGTTCAACGCCGCGCTGAACGTCACGTTCCGGACCGCGGCGACCGCCGCGCAGAAGAATGCCCTGCTCGCCCTGGTGTGCTGGTGGCGCGCCGGGAGGACCGTCTCCGAAGGGCAGTAGCGGATGGCCCGGAACTTCGCCGGTGCCGACTACATCATCACCGGCATCGGCGGGCTCGTCGGGATCGGCTCTTCCGGGCACACCCTGTTCGCCATCTGCCGCCGAGCGGCGAACGGCGCCTGGCACACGCCGATCTCCATCGAGACCAGCGCCAACAGTTCCAAACTGGCGATGCAGTTCAGCGATACGGACAAGATCCAGCTCATCATCGGCAGCAGCAACAAAGACACCACCGTCGGCATCAGCAGTGCCGACAACTGGGTGCTCGCCGCCGTCACCCGCGCGTCCGGCAGCTCGGTTCCGCGCGGCCACAAGTACGTATACGACACGAACACCTGGACCCACACCGACGCCGGGGCGGCATCCGGCGGCGACTCCACCGACCTCACCGGCGGCCGCGTCCAGCTCGGCCGCTGGCAGACCACCGACTTCTTCAACGGCGACATCCACCTCGGCGGCGCCCTCAAGCGGGCACTCACCGACGGCGAGTTGGAAAGCCTGCCGTACACGCTGCTCGCCGCGGCTGCCGCCGCTCCCGACGGGCTGTGGCTGCTCGACCAGCACGCCACGACCCAGACGGTGATCGACCTCACCGGCAACGGCGCCAACCAGACCAGCCTCACCGGCACTTCGGTCGCGACGACCTCGACGCCGCTGTGGAGCTACGGCCTGGGCGCGAGCATCGCCATCGGCAAAACCGGCGGTGGAGGCCCGACCCAGTACACGCAGACCAACACCGGCTCGCTGACCCCAGCCGGAGCGCTCGTGCGGCAGACCGCCAAGCTCCCCGCCGGCACGGTGACACCGACCGGCGCGCTCGCCCGTTCAACCGCTAAAACGGTCGCCGGAACGGCCACGCCAGCCGGTGCGCTCGTGCGGCAGGCAGCGAAGTCCTTCGCCGGATCGCTCACCCCGGCCGGCGCGCTCGCCACCCTCAAGGCGGCCCTGCGCAGCTTCGCTGGGTCGCTGACGCCGACTGGTGCCCTGACTCGGCAGACCAACAAGGTTGTCGCCGGTGCGGTCACGCCGACAGGAACGATCCAGCGATCCACGGCCAAACTCTTCGCCGGCGCGATCGCTGGCGTAGGGGCCGTGGTCAAGCAGACCGCCAAGCGGTTCGTCGGAGCACTCGCACCCACGGGCGCCGTCACGAACACGCAGCTGGCCGCTGAGGCGAAAGCAACCTCCGCCGCGACCGTCACGGCCGTCGACACCTCAACGTCGCAGGTCACCGCGGGTCGCACATCCACCTCCGCCGTCACGGCCCGAGCCACATCGAGTGGAGGTGTCGTATGAGCGCGTCCGTGTTCTTTTCCAGCGCCTCCGAACTGGCGACGGTGAGCAACGTCTTCAGTGTCGGGTCGACACCGACGAACCCGACGGCGGTCACACTCACGATCACCTCGCCGTCGAACGTCGTCACGACCCCAACGGCCACGAACACCGGCGCCGGCGCGTACACCGCGGACATTGTCTGCGACGAAGACGGCGAGTGGCAGTTCGAGTGGGTAGGTACCGGCGCCGCCGTCGACACCGAGGTCGGTACCTGGTATGTGCAGGAGACCGACCTTGGGAAGCTGTACTGCCCGATCGCGTCGCTCAAGTCCAGGCTCAACATCTCGCACAGCAACAGCGACTTCGAGCTCCACGCCGCATGCTTCGGTGCGAGCAGGTGGATCGAGCAGCACACCGAACGGATCTTCTGGCGGACGCTGTCGAGCTCGCGGACGTTCGTCCCGGACTGCTCGACCTCGGTGCGGCTGCCGGCGTTCTGTGACCTCGTCTCCGCCTCCGCGGTGAAGACCGACACCGCTGGGGACGGGACGTTCGCGACGACCCTGTCGGCGAGCGACTGGCGGCTGCTGCCGTACAACCCGGCGGCCGCGCCGGAGCAGCTGCCGTACAACGAGATCCGGCTCACGACCGGGTCGTTCCCGACGGGCGGCCTCGGCCGGCCGGACAGCGTCCAGGTCACCGGCATCTGGGGCTGGCCCCGGGTTCCGTCCGCGATCCGGAGCGCTGCAGCGATCCTGGCCGCCGACGTCTACAAGCTCAAGGACGCACCGTTCGGCGTCGCCGGCGAGGGTGAATTCCTCCAGCAGGTCGGTGAAAACCGGCGCGCGCTGAAGCTGCTCGAGCCGTACAAGCGGTACTCGGTGCTCGTCGCATGAGCGATCCAATCACCGACGCCATGCAGGCGCTCGCGGCCGCGTTCGCCGCTATCCCCGGCCTGACCACCTACGCACTCCCGCCCGGGTCGATCGAAGTACCTGCGGTCGTCGTGTCCGTGCCCTCCGGCGAGCTCGGCGACTTCTCGCCCGTCATGGACGAGGACGTCATGGACCTGTCGCTGGTCGTCAACGTCTTCGTGCAGTGGGGCGACGACGAAGCGGCATGGTCGCAGCTACGGCCGTACGTCGCGCTGTCTGGCACCTACTCGCTGTTCGCCGCGGTCAACGCCGACCCGACCCTCGGTGGCGTCGTCGACAGCGCCCTGATGGGCCAGCCGACGAACCCCGGCCCGTACACGTGGGGTCAGCTGCAGTACCTCGGCGCCGAGTTCCCCGTCGAGGTGTTCCTGTGAGATGGCTCGCCGTTCACCCGGGCCCGGCGTTCTCGGTCCATGACACGTACGTCGGGTGGGTCGAAGCACTCAGAGCGCTCGGCGAGCACGTCGTCGACTATCCGCTCGGCGACGCGCTCACCTTCTACGACCACATCCTCTTCGAGGCCGGCCCCGGCGCGTTCCGCAAAGCGCTCACCGGCGAGCAGGCCACACAGCTCGCCGTTGATCGGCTGTGCGGGACGCTGTGGAAGGTCCGCCCGGACGTGCTGTTCATCGTCTCGGGGTTCTTCACCGATGACGCTGTGCTGGATCGGGCGCGCCGCGACGGTGTCAAGGTCGTGGTCCTCACCACCGAAGAGCCGTACGAGCACGACCGGCACCTGAAGCTGGCGCCGCACGTCGACCTGATGCTCGCCGATGACCCGACGAACCTCGAAGCCCTGCAAGCGTTGACGAGCGCGGTCTACATGCCGAAGGCGTTCCGGCCGTCGGTGCATCACCCGGGCCCGCCGGACCCGATGCTTGCCTGCGACTTCAGCTTCGTCGGCACCGGCTACCCGAGCCGGATCCGCTTCCTCGAGCAGATGGACCTCGCCGGCGTCGACGTGCTCCTCGCGGGGAACTGGCAGCGGCTCGCCGAGGACTCGTCGCTGCGAAAGCACGTGCCTGGCGACCTGGAGGAATGCCTCGACAACGAGAACGCCGCAGCGATCTACCGCTCCACCGCGGTCGGCATCAACCTCTACCGCCGCGAGGCGAACCGGCCCGACCTGTCGGCCGGCTGGTCGATGGGACCGCGAGAACTCGAACTCGCCGCATGCGGGGCGTTCTTCCTGCGCGACCCGCGCGGCGAGGGTGACGAAGTCCTGCACATGCTCCCCACCTTCACGTCGCCGGAGGAAGCGTCCGCGCTCCTGCGGTGGTGGCTGAACCACCCCGACCAGCGTGCCGAACTCGCCCGTGCGGCGTGCGCGGCAGTGCAAGACCGAACGTTCGACAACAACGCCGCTCGCCTGATGCGGCTCATGGAAAAGGGGTAAGACCGTGGGTCGTTATCACGGGCGCAATGGCCGCATCTACTTCGACGTCACCGGCGTCGGCAGCGCTGCGCCGCTGCCGTTCATGGCGACGTGGAGCATCAACTTCACCACCGACAAGGTCGACGTCACCGCAATGGGGGACAGCAACAAGGTGTACGTCAGCGGCCTCCCGGACGCATCCGGCGAGTTCTCCGGCTGGCACGACGACGCGACCATGCAGACCTACACTGCGGCGGTCGACGGCGTTGCCCGCAAGCTCTACATCTACCCCAGCACGCTGGACACCTCGAAGTACTTCTTCGGCACCGTCCTCGCGGACTTCAGCGTCAACTCCGGCGTGAGCGGCGCTGGCGAGGTGTCGTCGAGCTGGAACGCGGCGAGCACCGTCGCGAGGGTTCCGGCGGTCTGACCGATGCTGTCCCTTACCGTCGTCGGTTCCGGGCAGCTCAACGACCTCGCCCGGGACCTGCGTCGGGCAAGGGGCACCCTCCGGGCTGAGTTGACCAAGGCATTCAAGGAAGCCGGCAAAGACACTCTGCGGCGGGTCAAGCTCAACATGACCACGATGCAGATCAAGGGCTACCGCGCCGGCGGCCGCGCGTTCCGCGAGCACCGGGCGGGCAAAGGGCTTCGCCGGCGAATCGCGGCCGTCACCGAACTTGAGGTGCGGACCGGAACCGACACGCCGCGGGTGAAGTTCGTGGTGCGCACTGACCGGCTCGGCGATGCCAGGAATCTCCCGTTCCACATCGACTCGGGGAGGCGTTGGCGGCACCCGATCATGGGCAACCGCAGCAGGTGGGCGGCGAACTCCGGTAAGCCGTGGTTCTACAACGAGATCCGCTCCGACCTCGACCTGTTCAAGGCCGAGTGCCAGAAGGCCATCGACAAGACCATCCAATCGATCGAGCGAGGCTAATACCCCATGGGCTCCGTCCAACTGCACCCGAAAGACCGCGCGAAATATGGCGCACCGGAAGAGATTCCGTTCAATCTCTCCGAGATCGGCGTCAAGCAGCGGGCCGCGTTCGAGAAGCAGACGAAGAAGCCGCTGAAATGGTTCTATGACCAGCTCTCCGGTGTGCCTAAGCTCGACGACGACGGCAACGCCGTCCCGGAGCTGGTCTTCAACCGCGACGGCACGCCCAAGCTCAACGAGGACGGCTCGCAGGTCGTCCGGGTGAAGCTCACCCGTGACCCCGAGGTGTTCGCCATGCTCGCATGGCTCGCACTGTGGGGACACGGGATCAAGGTGCCGTACGACACGTTCGAGGTCATCGAGATCGGACTGAGGATCAACCTCGGGTCCGACGATGACGACGAAGAGGAAGTGGACGAGGGAAAAGCGCCGACGGATTCGGAGACTACGACGAGTCCGACGACGGAGACATCTCCGACCGAGTAATGGAGATGCTGTTCCTCCACTACTTCCCGAGTCTGCGGCTGAGTGACTTCGAGACGCCGAACGGCTTTCCGGCCGATCGGTGGGACACGGGTGTGCAACTGATCCGGCTTTGGATGAAGCAGGGCAAGTAGCCGGAGGGGGCGGGCCGTGGCGCGCGATCTCGACCTCAACATCAACGGCGACGCCCGACGCGCCCGCGCGGCGCTCAACGACGTAGCCACCGGCTCGGCGCGTGCCGCCCGGATCGCCGACCAGTTGAGCCGGTCGTTCGATCATCTCGAATCCGAGGCCAACGACGCGCAGCGTGCCCTCGACCGGGTCAACCGCGAGATCGCCGACAACGGCCCCACGGCAGAATTGAACGCCGAGCTCGCCCAGTTGCAGCACCGGCTGTCGGAGATCTCCGACGAGCGGCGGGTCACGGAAGGCTTGCGGGCAGAGTTCCGGCGGGCGACCGCGTCTGCGGCGACACTGGACCACGAGCTCGCCGCCGTCCGGCGTGAGTTGGACCGGCTGAACGACGAGTACTCTCGCGGCGGCGAGCTCGTGGTCCAGTGT